TCTGTGGGTTGCGTTCGCCACGGAGGTTCCCCGCCCATGACATTGGTATCTGAACTACGGGGGTTTAGCAGTTTAATGGGTTTCATCAGGGCTCCTTTGGTATTAATGCAGTAATTATAACACTTTGGCATTTATTGGTCAACCGCATGTTTTTTACAATATGGACATAAATATCTACACTATGTTTTATGTTTACACTTATCTGAGAGAAGACGGCTCACCTTACTATGTAGGAAAGGGCTGTGGGAATCGCGCTTATAAAAAATGGAACAAGAACGAAATCAAACCGCCCAAGGATCAAAATCGTATTGTTATTTTTAAAGATAACCTAACTGAGTCACAAGCATTCGAGTTAGAGAAAAAATTAATAGCAGAATATGGTCGTAAAGATCTAGATACGGGTGTATTACATAATAGAACAGATGGTGGTGATGGCTCAGCAGGGCATAAGACTCGTGGTTGGAAGTGGTCCGAAGAGTCTAAGGCTAAACGAAAAGGCGCCGGCAATCCTGCTTATGGTAAGCCTCGATCTGAAGAGGCTAAACAAAAAGCAAGAGAGAAAATGATAGGATTCAAACATACTGAAGAATCTAATAGAAAAAAATCAATATCAATGAAGGGGAAATTTTTAGGAGAAAAAAGTCCTGTGTTTGGGCGCAAAAAAACACCAGAAGAAATAGCAAAGCAATTAAAAACAAGAGTATACAAACCGTTAACCGAAGAACATAAAGAAAAATTAAGACAAAGGAACTTAGGAAAAAAACAAAAACCAGAGTCTATCGCTAAAATGCTAGCCACCAATGCAGCAAAGAAATCTGCAAGTATATCTAACTAAATATAATAATATGCCTAGACTCTCCATGTGGCGTCCGAATAGGACCAAAGATTATCAATTTCTTGATCGCATCATAAGTGAGCAATACACTGTGGGTGGCATGGACATCTATGTACATCGGTATCTTGGACCGCAAACTGGCGGTGAAGACTCTGCTATTTCCGGAAATTATGATGTCACTCAACCCATATACGAAACCCTGGATCCACTAAACATTCAAGACTTGTTGTTGCTGGAAAATCGTGACAGAATTTATGATCCGGATGTATATGTCATGCGAGGCGTGTACAATCATCAAGACATTGACTTTGACCTTACACAATTTGGCCTGTTTTTAAACAATGATACCTTGTTTATCACATTCCACTACAATGACATGATTGATACCTTTGGTCGTAAACTCATGAACGGCGATGTGTTTGAAGTGCCCAACTTGAAAGATTATAATCCACTAAACGCTACCATTCCACAACCCCTGCCCAGATACTATGTGGTTCAAGATGCAGACTTTGCCACAGAAGGCATGAGCCAAACCTGGATGCCACACACCTGGCGTGTGAAAGCCACGCCCATGACCAACAACCAAGAGTTCAAGGACATACTCAAGAAACCTGTGGTGTCAGAAAACATCTGGGATTCAGGTAATTTCTATCCCACTGGCTGGATTACCAACTCGGGTGATGTGTATTATCAAGCCACACAAAACGTTCCGGCTGGCACAGATATCAACAATACTGACTATTGGCAAGTATATACTCCGTCTACACAAAGCGATGTATTCAGCACTCGCACCAAAGACAATCAAATTAACGATGCAATTCTTGCACAAGCTGATGTTGAAGTTCCTGCAAGTGGTTACGATACCCAACCGTTGTATATTTTGCCAACTTTGACAGATGGGCAACCAGCCAATCCTGTGTCACTATCCACTGACAGTAACGTCACTGTGGATGGCACACAAGGTGGTATGAACATAACTCCTCAAGCTGACGGTTATACCATTGGTTATCTCACTGGAGATGGTGTGCCACCAAACGGGTTGCCAGTGACCACTGGGGTACAGTTTCCATTAAATGCTGTGACTGGAGATTTCTGTTTGCGATTGGATTATTTCCCCAATCGTTTGTTCCGTTATGATAGTCGACGTTGGGTCAAGATTGAAGACAAGGTACGTACCAACCTCAACAATGGTCCAACCAACGATACTTTGCGCTCCAGCTTTGTTAACAATACATATACAACACGTACCACAGACATGGGCAATATTCCCAGTCGGCAGAGTCTCAGTGAAATTCTTCGACCACGTGCTGACAATGGTGATCAAGATGGATTTCAAGATTCCAATCCGTATCCCAACACACAACCAGGCCAGAAATCGAGTTAATTATGAGTCAAATGTATTTTTACGATGCGCAAATCCGACGTTTTCTACTACAGTTTACTCGGATCATCAGCAACTTTCAAATTGAATATGGCAACGAAACAGATGGCGTGAACAATGCCACCTTGATACGTGTGCCTGTTCGTTATGGAGATGCCAGTCGCAACGCACAGGTTATCATTCAGGAGAACAGTCGCAACTCAATGCCAGCGTCACCGCTGATGACATTCTATGTGTCAAGCCTGGAGTACGATCGTCCCAGAATGCAAGAACCTTATCATGTGAGCAAGGTCAATGTGCGCCAACGCACTTATGACACTGCCACTGAGTCATATGAAACCACACAAGGCAATGCATTTACCATAGAACGACTCATGCCTGTGCCCTACAAGCTAGGTATTACACTGGATATTTGGACCTCAAACACCAATCAAAAAATGCAGTTGTTGGAACAACTGCTGACCTTGTTCAATCCCAGTCTTGAAGTACAAAGCACAGACAACTTCATTGACTGGACCAGTTTGAGCACAGTTGATCTAGAGGGAGTGACCTGGACATCAAGAACTGTGCCAATTGGCACAGAGAATCCCATTGACATGGCCACTATCAAATTCTCATTACCAATTTACATTTCCGCTCCGGCCAAGGTCAAGAAACTGGGCGTGGTTGAACGCATTATCATGAGCATGTATGATGCTCAAGGTGATTTGAGTAATGCTGTCACAGACAATGATCTGTTGTTGGGCACCAGAGTGTTAATCACTCCGGGAAATTATGAATTGGTAGTGATTGGCAATCAATTGCAGTGTTTGCAACCACGTACTATTGTACCAAATGGCAGCAACAATGACCTTGATCCTGTGTCAATTGTGTCGGGCAGTAGCCTGCTTTGGCCAGCTGTGATCAGCATGTATGGCACATTACGTCCAGGTATTAGTCAAATTCGTCTGGAACAACAAGATGAATCATTTGTTGTTGGCACTGTTGTGGTAAACCCCAATGATGATAGATTTTTGTTGTTTGATGTTGATGCTGATACTGTGCCTCAAAATACCCTGGATCCTATTGATGCTGTGATCAACCCCTTGGTCAGTAGTCCTGCTGATGGATTGGATTCAGCCATAGAAGGTCAACGCTATCTATTGACCGAGGCCACTGGTTCACAAAATAATGTTGGACCAGCGGCCGCCTGGATCGGTGCCAATGGAAGGCCTTTGATTGCAGAGGCCAATGACATTATTGAATACGCATATAGCTACTGGCGGGTGGTTTTTAGAGCCAACGGACAAGCCGCTGGTCAATATGTCACAAACATTACTACCAGTATTCAATATGAATGGGATGGCGATTCTTGGGTCAAGAGTTATCAAGGTGTGTATGTTGGAGGCACATGGAGTCTAGTGCTTTGAAAGCAGTGGGTGTGTGGTTCCGCAGCCGGGACACCAAACGCTATCTTTATCTCCTACGCAACGACATCAAACACCCAGGTGCCTGGGGCCTGCCTGGCGGCAAGATTGAAACAGGTGAAACATTGCTAGGTGGCATGGAACGTGAATGCATTGAAGAACTGGGATTCTTTCCTACTTACTTGAGATTGATACCCTTGGAAAAGTTTACGTCAGCAGATTTGGCTTTTGAATATCACACCTGGATCTGTGTTGTGGACATCGAATTCACTCCAAGACTGAACTACGAACACCTGGGCTATGCCTGGATTGATGCAGGCACCTGGCCACGCCCCATGCATCCTGGATTGTGGAATACCATGAATATCGATGCTGTGCAACAAAAGATCATGTTGGTTGAGCAGGACTTTTTAAGTCGAAATTAATCAAAAAAGAATATTTGCCACAGGCGACAATTTTGCATGTTGTAGCCAAAATATTCATTTGCACTGTGTAGATATCCTGCATTGAAAA